GGGCATTATGCCCATACAGACTTCTTGTTGTACTTTGCAGTCTAAAGCTGCATCTTTTGGCTTTACTGAAGCCCATACGAACTCGTTTAGAGAGTGAGAAAGGGCTTTACTGAAGCCCTCATTACTCTCATACACGAACTAGTTTGTACGTAGATTAGTGCATTTTTATCGCGAACCGCCGGAACGAATCCCGGCAACCCCCAATTGAGGTTTGGCACACCTACAAGTAAGTAAACGTGCCGAGTGCTCCATACTCAAATGATATTATTTAAAGTTAGTAACTATTCTTTGCAGAGTTTCTGTTAGTGAAGAAATACAGAGAACTCGCCATGTCCTTGATCGGTCATGGAATAAAATATACATCCACCCGTGGTATCCCGGTAACAATAGGACCTATAGCAAGGGAGAAGCCTTTGCCACCGACCCGGGGACGCTATATGCGGCCCCAACCCTAGACATGAATACAGAGGAAGCCTTAGTCTAAGATAAGGCCCATTTCCGTTAGACGAAACTTTGTATTCTCACTCCGGTTTAAAGATCCTTTATAGGGACCGGTAATGTTTACACTGGAAAAGAGTTATTTTCGGAATTGGGTGTCGGTCATTCTATTGAATGTTCCTTGCTTCTTGTCACATATCCCGATCTTTGATTTTGTGACTTTGAGAAGCGGTTAGCCGTACTTTAAGTGCGGTGACGCCTGTGTTCTCCCAACCTCAGACGCCGACTTACGAGTTGGCGTGCGGTTGGAGACTTAGGGAGTGTCATTCTATATTCTTCTTATGAATCACTCCAGGTCTCTTCTCGCGTGTCCCTATGTGGATACTAAAAACAAAATAATAGTCCCAAATACCCGGGGGCCTACTTTTGTAGTAACGGAACCTCAGACTGTTGCGTCTAACATTTTAACTGCTCATAATCAATTATTCAGCTATCAAAATCAACAGTCCCCTAGTTTATTTTCTTTATATATGAAACAAACAAAACAACTTGTGCAAGACCAGCGTCTTTCCAAGTTACTTAATGACCAACATTGTCTATATCCTGTTCGTTTGTCTCGCTTGTTAGATACCTTTAAGCTGAATGGTGAGTTTTACCCATACCAGCCACAAAGCGGAAATGACAAGATGCGTCGTCGTGATGACTTCGCAAAAAAGAACAAAGGAAAGATTAAAGATAAGCGTAAGGTTATTGAGAAGACAAAAGGAAAGCAATGGTCACCCGAAGTTAAAAAACTTCAGCAAGAATTTGTTCGTTCACCACATAAATACCAACCTCACGGTGGTATGGAAGATGCTCTTAAGCATCTTCAAGAACAATCAAAGTTGATAGGAAAACAGCTGCCACCCCAGATCTGGTCAAAGATCGAGGGGTTAGTATTGCTTGCTACTTCATTATATGAATGTCAGTCTGAAACGCAAGCAGTATCGATTATTCTCCTATATCTTAAAACTCATTATACTGAGTCTATTTGTTCTATGGCTTATAACCTTTTTAAGGAAATTATTGATGAGTCAATTGGTGACGAAAACACAAATGACGAGACTGTACCACATACAGGTACCGAGAAACCTAACTGGCTAACCCTTCTTCGAGAAGGGATGACGAATTGGCGACTCATAACGAATAATCCAGTTTTTAAGAAAATTTCTTACCTGATTAGTATCTGTATTACACTTGGCATTTGTGAAGCTTCCAGTTTTACTTGGGAAGTTCAAGGTGTTCGTCTGTTTTGTATATCAGCCATGGAGAAGCATTTTTCTGCTCTCGACATGATTGATGCCGCCATTGAAACGGTGGTTTATTTCGTTGAGGCTGGTTATGCCTGTTTTACTTCGAAATCCCTCACACCCCTCCTATTTTCTGACCAAGAGGCACGTGAATTTGAAGAGGATTTTGGATTTCTTGTTGCTAATTTAGAACATGTCAAAACAGGCAATCTCCAGAAGATGGTAGGAATAGATGATAATATGTACGATGCCAGATTAACCCAAGCAATTACAAAAGCTACGCAATTTCATGCGACTGCGCGTGGCACTTGGGAAAAGAAGATCTTTTTCGATCGTTTAGCACAACTGAGAAAGATCCGAACCACATTTGATTCAATTCGTGTTCAAGGAGGCCTTCGTATCGCCCCTTACACTATGAATATATTTGGAAAGTCTGGTGTTGGTAAATCATCTGTTGGAACCATAAGTATGGTGATGGCACTAATATCCAATGGATTTTGTGCTGACGATGAATTCATGGCAACTTTGAACGAATCTGACAAATATATGTCTAATTATCGTTCTTTTATTAATGGTATTTTCCTGGATGATGTAGGAAACACCAAGCCAGATTTTGTCGAGAAATCACCTACCAACAAGATCATCGAAATATGTAATAACGTCCGTCAGTACGCTAATATGGCGGAAGCCGACTTGAAGGGTAAAGTATCTATTGAACCCCGAGTTGTTGTTATTACAACCAATGTTAAGAGTTTGTGTTCACACACTTACTCAAATGAACCTGTTTCAATTGCACGGCGCGCTCATCTAACAGTAACAGTTCGTGTACGACCACAGTTCTGCTCCTCTGGACTACAAGGAGCTGTTGGTCAACAGTTAGATTCAGCAAAAGTAGCTCGTTATTATACTAATGCTGATGGAGTTGTAGACATTCCCATTGTACCTGATTTATGGGAATTAACTGTTGAGCGTGTTGTACCTGTAGCATCCGACATTGAAGAAGAACCGGACCAAATTGAGTATGAAGTCTTGGAATATCAAGGATATCCTCTAGTGGATGTCGACATTCATACTTTTATCAAGTTTATGATTGACCACTCTCGTAAATATTTTGCCCAGCAAAAAATCTTAGTTGAACAATCTAATAATATGGCATCTAAAATCAAGATGTGTAAGTGCGGTACTCCCGCTGATTATTGTGATTGTCCTGATCTTATCCCAGAGGAGACCTCCGTCAGTGATGATGAAGAGGAAACTCCTGCTGTGTTCATTTCAGAAGAAGAATGGGAAAATAATGAGAGACAACTTGATGAGGAAAATAAGCAGATTGAAGATCTGCAAGATGTAACTCCTCATGGTGGTTTAGTTGGATATGCTACTGGCGTGGCATTAGGACAATTTACGCAGCGATTCTACAAATTCTGTTCTGGAATTTGGGATCGCGAAGGATCCATTATAGAACGCGAGACGACGACAAGGTTGTGTAAATTAGCCGACCGAATCGAACGTGATTTTTGGTACTCATGGACAAATTTGATCCCAAATTCGTGGTTGAAAACCAAGTATGCGAAAAGGTTTATCAACTATGCAATGCGAGATCATATCCTCACGAAGGTTAAACGTGAGGCATTATGTACATTAACCCTAGCAGGTATGTTATTTTATGTTGCTCCATATAGTACTATTTGGCCCATTCCAGTTTTAGGAGGGCTATATGTCATGTTTCGTGGTGCTGTCATTGTATCAACGGTCAAAGAGCGTGTGCACATGGAAATTGTGCAGCGCAATGATGCAATGTCACCCGTGTTTAAACGGGTTAGAGACAATCAAGGAAAATATGTCTTGGCAGCACTCGGTGTAATAGGTACATTGTACACCTTGTTAAAAATTTGGCAAGGGTTCCGGAATGCACTGAAAGGTGCACACGGTAACTTGTCCCCAACTTGTGCTGAAGATGTCATGGAAAGGGACTCAGAACAGAATCCTTGGGCTAAATACACCATAGCCCCCATTCCCGTGTCTAATGTACATGAGACATCTTCACCAGATATTGTTAAGAATTTAATTTTCAAGAATCAAGTTTTTCTTCGTGTTAAACAAGATGACAGCAACCGTATTAGCGGTGGCATTTTCTTGAAATCTAGTGTCCTTCTTATGCCTTATCATATCTGGTTTCGCAATGCAAAGACCTCAGGAACGATTGAAGAGGATCTTGAAGTTTCAATTACCCGCTCTAGCGATGAGATGTGCGGTGTTTTTAAAGCATATTTCTCATTGCAACACATGGAACGTATACCAAACACTGATTTTTGTTTGGTTTGGGTCCCCAATAGTGGCTCCTATCGAGACATTACTAAGTTTTTGCCTCTAGAAACCATTAAAGGTGGCCCGTGTTCCATGGTGTATCGTGATGGAGACGGTAACCGAATTGATGCTAATGCCAACATTGTCCCTGGGAAAGTTGGCCATTGCGAATCACAATTTGAAGGTGCCACATACAGACTATCTATTCCCACATTCAATGGTCTGTGTATGGGCACGTTTGTAACACACTACAAAGCTACTTATATAGCTGGTTTCCATCTGGGAGGTCGTACTGGTACCCCAGAAGGTGTGTTAGGAACATTAAATCAAACACAAGTTCAAGATGCATTGAATGCACTTGACCAAAAAACAATAACTGCACATAGCGAAGGTACCATGCAAACAAATATTTATGGTATTAATATCCTTGAGAAAGGAGATGTGCATTATAAGTGTCCGACACGCTTTATGGAACCGGGCTGTAACATGTTAGTTCATGGTCCGGTTAAAGGCGTTGTAACTCCGCATTCAAATGTCGTAACTTCAGGAATATCCAAGATAGTTGAGGAAGTTTGTGGTGTTCCCCAGAAATGGGGACCTCCACGCTTACGACCAGCATGGAAACCGTGGCAGACCACTTTACAGTCTGCTGCACGGCCATCCATAGGTGTCGAAGGATCCTATCTTGAATGGGCTGTTAGAGATTATGAAAAACCGCTCATAGATTTAGTTTTACGACATGATTGGATTAAGAAAGATATCCGACCACTTAATAAAATGGAAACAGTTTGTGGACGTGATGGCATTAGATTTATTGATAAAATGCCACCCAACACGTCTGTTGGATATCCTCTAAATGCACCAAAGTCTGATTATTTGGTGTTACTTGATCCTGATGATCATCCTGATCATCAATATCCTACTGAATTAGATCCTATGTTTTGGACTGAATATGAAAGGATGTATGAATGTTGGAAGAAGGGAGAACGTGCTTATCCTATATTTAAAGGTTGTCTAAAGGATGAACCTACGAAACTAACTAAGGACAAGGTTAGAGTTTTTCAGGCTGCACCCATTGCTTTGCAGCTTGCAATTCGTAAGTTTTTTTTGCCTATTGCACGTTTCCTATCGATGAACCCTTTGCTTTCTGAGTGTGCTTGTGGTATTAATTCACAGGGACCCGAATGGAACGTTTTACAACAATTTATTACAAAGTTTGGAAAAGATAGAATTTTTGCAGGCGACTATTCTGCGTATGATACACGCATGCCTGCACAACTAACCTTTTCAGGATTCCGAGTTCTTATTGATATTGCTAGAATATCCGGAAACTACACTGAAGAGGAGTTGTTTGTAATGAAAGGTATTGCCACTGATGTGTGTTATCCCGTCATGGCTTATAATGGTACCTTGATCCAATTAATTGGTACCAATCCTTCTGGTCAAAATTTGACTGTTTACACAAATTCTATTGTAAATTCATTGTTGAACCGTTGTGGTTTTTACCACTATATGAAAGACAAATGGTTTTTAGGACACAAAATCAAACAAGGCTCTGTCACTTTTCGAGACGCTGTCGCACTTATGACTTACGGTGACGACGTGAAAGGGAGTGTCAAGAAAGGGTTCGACGATTTTAATCATATCTCTTACGCAGATTTTTTAGCGAAGAGAGATATGAAATTCACAATGCCTGATAAAGAATCAACACCAACAAAGTATATGAATGATGATGATGCTGATTTTCTTAAAAGGAAGAACATTTGGAATGAGGAAGTGCAAATGTACTTTGGTGCACTTGATGAAAATTCAATTTTCAAAAGTTTACATTGTGTGGTTAAATCGAACTCGTTGTCAATGCAAGAACAATGCGTTGCCAACATTGACGGAGCTTTAAGGGAATGGTTTGCTTATGGTGAAGAAGTTTACGAAAAGCGCCGTTCCGAAATGCGCGCTGTTGCGGAGCGTGCAGGCCTGGTGTGCCATGAGACTGAAGTCCCTTATTCAGAACGTATGACAGCTTGGAAAGACAAGTATATTCCTAATGAAGGATAGGTTACCGCATTTCGTATCATGTAGGCGTCCTCATTAGATGAAAATTGTAGTGTATAATACTTAGAGTAGATGCGAACATTACACCCCTTGTTTGACATGCAGTGTGAGCTGTCTGTATGTCTATAAACTGAAGGCTTGCTATAAATAAATGTAATATTAAATTTCTAGGTAATGTGTCTCGCATTCAAAACGAGGCAGGGGTGGATGCCCCGAACTTTGCATCTTATGATGCGCACTCAGGCACTGAGCGTTTTGGAGTTACTATAAATGACTCTACTGCTGTTACTCGTGCCGAAATCACCACATTTTCGGATCAGAATCCTGCTTATTCTTATGATGTCGTTTCTAATCCAGATGCCACGTATATGGTATCCGATACGACAGATTCTGATCTAAACAATTTTTTCTCACGCCCTATCAAGATTGCGTCATATTCCTGGGTTATCAGCCAACAGCTGTTCCAGGTTTTTAACCCTTGGGAGTTGTTTTTTAGCAACCCTCGTATTATTAATAGGGTTTCCAATTACAATCTTATGCGTGCGAAATTGAAAGTAAAAGTTGTTTTGAATGGAAATGGTTTTCATTATGGAAGGGCTATAATGTCCTACACACCGCTACACAATCTAGACAACATGACTGTTGATAGATCTTTTTTCATTCAAGATGTTGTCCAAGCATCACAACGACCACATATCTACCTTGATCCTACCCTGTCGCAGGGAGGAGAAATGACGCTACCCTTCTTTTGGCACAAGAATTACTTAAGTGTACCGAATCAAGAGTGGACTGAAATGGGAGAAATGGTCATCCATGGTATGCAGAATTTAAAGCATGCCAATGGCGCATCTGACAACGTCACAATTTCTATTTTCGCTTGGGCTGAAGACGTATCGTTATCTATTCCAACCAGTGTCGCCCCTGGTGGATTAGTGCCACAGTCTGGTCTCGAATCTGGTGCCAAAGATGAATATGGCACAGGACCGATATCAAAACCTGCGTCTATAATAGCCCGTGCAGCAGGTTCTTTAGTTGCTGCCCCCGTAATTGGCGCTTATGCCCGTGCTACCCAAATTGGAGCAGGTGCAATAGCTACAATTGCAAGTATCTTCGGGTATTCTCGTCCCATTAATGTGGACCCGATACACAGTTATAAGCCAATATACTTAGGTAATATGGCTAACACCAACGCTGAAGATACTAGTTGCAAATTGTCTACCGACATCAAACAAGAATTGACGTTAGATCCCCGAGTTGTAGGACTTGGAGATACTGATGAAATGGTAATTAAACAAATTGCCATGCGAGAAAGTTTTTTAACTCGCTTCAATTGGTCTTTAAATAAGACCCCAGAATCGTTACTATTTTCTTGTGTTGTTGATCCAGGAGTTCACAACATATTAGATTCTGGCTTGATTTCTGTCGAAAGACATCTGCCGGCTTGTGCATTTGCATGTGAGCCTTTTAAATATTGGAAAGGAAGCTTAGATTATCGCTTCCAGATTGTTTCATCCAATTACCATAAAGGTCGAATCAAGATCGTTTACGAACCTTTTAATTTTACCTCACTCACAGCAGAATACAACACCAATTACACATACATCCTCGATATTGCCGAATCGAAAGATTTTACCGTCAAGATTGGATGGGGCCAAACCCAGGCCTTTCGGAAACATCTCCCTCTTGATAGCAACCTCTCATCAATGTTTGCCACTAATGGTACTAACGTTACTTACACTCCAGATAGTGGGTATGGTAACGGTATCATCAATGTCTATGTTGTTAACGAACTTACTGTTCCCAACACTATTTCAAACAATGATATCCAGGTTAACGTCTTTGTTAGTGCCTGTGATGACTTTGAAGTTGCTGTCCCAGATATGTCACAGCTTGAGATTGCATCCTATCTACCACCGCCAGTAGCCACTGCAAGTTTTACTCCACAAAGTGGTATTGAAGAAACAGGTGATAGAGACTCGACTGAACAACCGAGTCGTCCTATGCATTCAGGAGCTGATGAAATGATGGCTTCCACTTCTTCTCCAACTGATCATACACTCGATGTGTATTTTGGAGAAACTATACAATCTTTTCGTGCTTTACTCAAACGATATACGTTACACCGCGAATTTGCGATTGATACTAACAACGCGAGTATACCACCTGGCCCCACAATTTGGGTCTCGTGGCAATACTATTTCCCGTTTCATCGTGGGTATGATCCAGATGGATTCTGGACCCTCGATGGAAAGAAGTATTCATGGTGCAAATTTACGCTACTCAATTATGTTACTCCAGCCTTCTCCGCTTTTAGAGGAGGCGTCAGGTGGAAATCCCATGTTTGGGGCTCCGAGTTACCTGATGGTTTTCATAGAGTCATACGAGAGCAGGACCGTAATCGGCAGAGCGATGCAGTAAACCCCCTCACTTTCACTAATAATCTAGAATTATTGAAGGAACTAGATCACACCAGTAGAACTGGAGGTGAGGGTCAGCTTGTACAGGCGGTTAAGAAGAACCCTGTACTTGAATATGAGATTCCTTCCACAACACCATACCGATTTTTGTGTGCCAAAGACAATAATTGGACTAACAGAACTGGTGTTAAATACGCAGGGGACACATCACCACAATCAAGGTGGGATATGTTCTATACCCTCCAGACAGGACAAGTTTGCGTTCGCAGTGACTACTGCGCGGCCGCAGAGGACTTTTCCTTGTACTTTTTTACTGGAGCCCCAATCATTTACCTATACAGTACACCCGGCCCCCTGCCGAGTGTTTAGGTAAAAAATGATTGAAGAGTTTTTCTAACACTTAACTTAAGGTTGTTAAGTGTAACCCTATCGGAGACTGATAGGTGAGGTTTTTACTCATAAAAATCTTGGGTCGGGACTTGATTGTCCTACGTTTTTGTTATTTTGAGATTGAAGTTTTCAAATAGAGATGTAGGGCATCCCGATGCCCCACATAGCTGTGGAATTTTTCTTGAGTCTCACATTTCAAGAGCGTAGACCCGAATCTATACGTTCTAACCACCAACTGTTCTTCACACAGGTTGGATCACTCCTTTTTGCGAGTTGGTGGTTCCGGGTCTCTTCTGC